TGATTTCCCTGAATGCCTTCACAAAGGAGGCCGACGAGAACTCGTACATTCTCATGAAGCGTGCCATTCCGGCCAGCATGGCCTTGGAAACGGACCAGTTCTCCCCTGCCCAGGTCTTATGCAGGATCTTGAGCATACGACCGTACTCCTTGCTGCCGAGAGCACCATACACCTTGAAGGCCGTCACGGTAGCCGCGATGTTGCCGTTCTGGGCCGAGTGCCCGCCAAGCGTAATGGTGAAGCCATTACTGCGGGTGATGTCGAGAAAATCCAGGACATCCTGATCCTTCGCAACCTCCAGGGCGCGCAGCTTGTAGACCATCGGCACGGGCTTGGAGATGCCAAACTGGGTAGCGAAAAGGCGGGCTTCATCCTCCTTCGTCAAGCCGAAATAGACGCGGCAGAAGATCGGGAAGTTATCCGTCTTGTTGAGGCCGCACAGCGCCGTCCGCGTGTGCATACCTTCAAAGATGAAGTACTGGCCGTCGCGGTAGGAGACCTTGACAGGATTGGCCACCAGGGGGTCAAATTTGCCCTGGATTTCAGCAACACGCATGGGCTCCAGCTTGCGCTGGATTTCCGGGCTGATCTGGAGATCCGTGTTGTTCAGCCACATGTACTTTTCGTTCTTGTTGGAGCCATCAGTGGGCAGGGCCTCGGCGATGAGATTGTCAATGGACTTGGTGTTCTTTTTCATTTTACTTTCCTCCTAATAATTTCCTATTTAATAAATTGATTATTTCATCGTAACCACTGGTTACAATTTTTTTGAGTGTATCGATATTCTGCTCGTTGACAGAGGCCGCCGTCATATCTCTCATTATCTCGCTGACCTTGCGCACACAGTAAGCCATGCATTCGTTCATGTCAGATTTTACATGAGCGATCTCTGCAATACCTCGCCGCTCCATGTCGTCCGCTGGCATATTGCCATAGACAGAAATAGGCGGGGTATCATATACGGAGTCGGGGGGCCGGACATATGCGCCCTCTTTCATGGGCGGCATATCCTTAACCAGACCGTAGCCCGGAAGAAGATCCGGACGTTTCGGCGCCATATTCGTTTTTTCTTTCAGGCTCGTATATGCCCTATTGATGGACATCTCACCTTTGCGGAGTTTTTCCTTGGTGTCGTCATCAGCCTCCTCGACCAGTTTTTTTACTTTATCCAGGGAGCCATGGGATACCCCGGCTATCGCCGCCAATTCATCGCGAGAATTCTTCAGGGCTGAACATTCGGCCAAATTTGGCCAAATGTTTCTCAGGTCATTTCTCTGCCCCTGGCGTTTTTTCGCCTCTGCTTTCAGCTCCGCTTCAAAAGGCAGAACAAGCTCACATTTGACAAAATCGGGAAGATTGCGCCGCGAAAGCTGATTGCGGATTATCCATAACCGCGCCTTTTCTTCACTCTCGAAGTCCATTTCGATATATGCGAAGGGAATGTTATACTCTCGGCAGATGCGATATCGGTTATTGCCGTCCACGATGATGCCGTTCCAAACCACAAGCGCGTCGCGGCAGCCTTCTTTGAGGAGGCTTTGTGTCAGGAACTCCTGTTCAGCATCCTGGAGCGCCGGCATCACATGCGCCAACTTTGGGCTGGTTTGAAGGTCATATACCTGTTTTTCCATTTTCCACCTCATCAATCATCTGAGCCAATCTGGTCAACTCGGAGATGATCATCTTCGTCGTGGCTTCACCCTCGGTCACACGATTAAGCAAGTCGCGGACTGCATCACCGATTGAGAGAAGTGGTTTTCTTATCACAAGCACAGGTTCTGTCATCATAGGCACGGGATCTTTAGGGGTGCGCGGCTTTGCCGACTTCGCGGTGATCTGCATGTACGCACGGTTAATCGACATGTTGCCTTTGCGCACACTGCAAATGAGGTCAGCGTTTCCGGATGAAAGAATGGCCTTGGCCTTATCGAGGCTTCCATGAGAAACCCCGGCCATAGCTGCCAGCATGCTTCTTGTGTCTCCCTTTACGCTGAGCGGTTCGAGCCCATACTTTCTCCTGCACTGGCGTTTTTTCGCTTCTGCGCGGAGCGCGTCCTCAAAGGGCAAAACCAGCTCACACTTCTGGAAATCCGTGAGATTGCGGCGAGCCATCTGGTTTCTTACGGCCCAAAGCATCGCCTCAGTCTCGGACTCGAAGTTTTTCTCCACATAGGTGAAGGGGACGCCGTGTCTCCAGCAGATCCGGTACCGGTTATGACCGTCGACGATTGTGCCGTTCCAAACCACCAGCGGCTCCCTGCATCCTTCGTTGAGAAGGCTGTTCGTGAGCAGGGCGTCCTCCTCCTTCGTGAGGGGCGGCATCAGATTCGCCAGCTTATTGCTTATGTTTAATTTGTGCATTCTCTTTTCCATTTTTTGTCTCCTTCTTTTTTTCAATCGGTAAATCACACTTGTTGCAGTAGCCTACGTAGAACTGTGCAGCCCAGCCCCTGTTGGGATTCAATCTGGTTCCGCATACCGGGCAGAGCAGCACAGCCGATTTCTTCTTCATTTCATACTGCGGCAGCACACGCGGCTGCCCGCTCCTTTCGAATGATGTTCTTGACCGCCATATACGGCGTCGGATCCTTGATCCCACAGTGGTCAATCAGGTCGAGCTTTTCTTCTTTGCAAGACTGGCTGGCCTCAATCTTTAGCCGTTCCTCTTTGGTCATTCCACAGTTGAGATGTGCTCTCTGCTTTATTCTGTTCTTTGCCATGATGTCCTCCTTTTTCAATTTTGATAGACTTTTCCCGCAGTTCCCATAAACATGGAGGTTCTCTCCATCTCCTCCCCTGGGTGGGAAGGCCGCCGACATCTGGTAAACCAGGCAACTGCGGGACACCTTGTCATGCTTAAAATTGTTATCGGCCTGCCGCCGGGCTCCGCTGGGTTCGCTCAATATTGCGAAGGGCTATGTATGCTGTGGGGTCGTTATACCCTTCGGAATTGAGCCAGGGTTTCTCGTTCTGGTCTTTGCTCTTGTGGTTTTTCAATCTCCGGTTCTCGCGCTGTTTGGCTCGGCTCATCGTTTTTGTCTCCTTTCGCTTTGGGGCTTTTGTTTTGCCCCCTCATGTATCCGTCGTGAAAAAAAGCGTTTTTGTCACGGTCTCTCAAAATTTTTTCAAAAATTCTTTTTGATGTTTTCTTTGATGCGGGTCATTCGATTCAGAATGGCAGTTCTGCCGACCCCTAACTCCTTCGCTATATCCTCCGGACTTTCACCGTTCACGACAATCCGCCGATACAACTCCTGCTGCTCCGGACGAAGCATCTCCACCACTTCGCGGAGTCGCTCTACCATCGGTTCCTCATGTTCCATAATTATGAGGCTGGCATCACCAAGGTAGCCTTTTTCTGAATCGTCATCGACTCCCTCACCATCCTCACTTGCTGCGTCCAAGGAGACATTGGACCTACCGGGCGGGTCATCATACGGATGCGCCTTTTTCCACTCCTCTATGAGACCCTTCTCCCAAGGCTGAATCGGAGGCTTAACATTCTTCAGATTGTTTTCCACTTCACGGTCGTCCATCCGATGAAGCCTCTGGATATCTTCCTCGGTGAGGACGTAGCCGGTATCCGGATCAATATCGCCTGGCTTGAGGGTGTACTTCTCGCCGTTGGCATCGATGTAGGTGTAGGTGCCCCGTTTGTCGCTTCTGGTCTTGACTGTCTTCATTATTAATATGTCCTTTCCGGCTCATGGCCTTTGTGGGCCTGGCTGGACAGGACAATGGATAATGACGGAGGCTCGTCTCCTCCTCGGCATCCCCTCGGTGGCGAAAAAAAGTGCGCACAAGACCGAGGGTCCTCAAAAATCGTCTACTTATCTTTTAATCAGATAAGGCTTTCGATATTTGAGCATCCGTTGTCCTGTGCGCAGCAGGTCGATGTTCAGTTTGTTATCCCGCCGTCGCGGGAGCCCAGTGTTAAGCCGTGGGCCTGCTTGTCTTAGCTGGCGCTCTCGCCAGTGTGCTAACCTCCTCCGTACTTAGGGGTTTGTCCGTGTACCTACCACAAGGGGTACACCCTCTAGCTGGTTCCTTCACTATCGAATTCGTGTACTATCAAAAAAGCCGGATGCATGGGCAGAAAGGTGCTCTAGCGGCTCCCACGCGCATTGGTATTGCTGCGCCTGGGATTGACCGTTTGAACATCTTCTGCCGTATGCATCCGGCTCTTGACATTGTTTTTTTTGTTTGTGTGGCTAGTATAAGGTTAATTTAGTTAATTGCAATAGTTGTACAGCGTTTATTTTGTTGTACTCAGGTTGTACAGAGGTTATACAAGCGTTATTTTTGTTGTACAGCGTTGTACAAAGTTGTACAGCGTTGTACTGCGTTGTTCGCGCACTTAAAATGACCTTATATTTGCATTATCTCATGCTCATTTGTTTTTAAGGTAGATATTCCCATCTTCAGATTCAAAAGCTGAAAAAAATTGCAACTGTCCGTACAATGGGACAGTTGATCTGAGATAATCAGCTTGTAATCGATATGCTAATAAGTTGCAACAGTATTATTTCTTCATCCTCATCACCAGTAAGTGTTAAATAATTCCGGCTAGTAGTTGTGGAATAGGTCTCAACAGCAATTATTGGTATGAGAACAGCGGTCGCGCTCATTCTTGCAGAGAATGAATTTTCAACAGCAGGAGGTACGTATTATGATCTATGATTCGACCGCAGCATTAGCACTTGATAGCGCAGGTGTTTCACCCCCTTTTCTTTGTGGAGGAACGCTTTTGACTCTCTTGCTTCGCTTCCGCAGGGATCGTCGTCTCTCCAATGCCACTATTGAGCCTGTTACTGATGCCAGCTTTTTTCGAGCTTTAAATGAAACAGTAACTGGCCTTCCTTGGAGTATTAATGATACAACCTTGAAAACTGTTACCTCTCATTACAAAAACTGCAAAAAAAGCAGGTACAACATCCCCTTAGAGGACGGTATCATGTCAAATGCATTTATTCAGGAGATAAATCATCAATACTCAGTTGTGGAATCCAGAATGGATCAGTTTGCCCTGGGATATGTTAGTTTGGATTGTGATGAACTTCTCTTAAAGTCATTAATTGAACTTATTCTCAATGACTCCACAATCCCTCCCTCTGCTCATTTTTTTATTGACAATTCAGATCTCCCAGTTACAAAAGCTCAGCTTGTAGGTCGCAACACATTTACACTCTCTTCATTCTTGATTGGAATCATCCAATATGTATGTAAGCATCGATTCGGTAAAAATAACTTAGGGGCATCCACTCTGGAATATTGGGGATCGCAAACTCGAAACAAGGCAAGAGATTTAAGCAATTTCAGCTTTGGTTCCTCTATATCGTATGAGCTTTATGTCTATTCTCCAACGGTTATCAGCGAGCCCCCACCCGAAGCAGTAGAAATTACAGAGCCTTTAGATTTTGACTCTGGGGATCCAAGAGAAAAATACCTTTTTGGAGTCTGGAGCTACCACCGAAACGTAACTATTGCTACCCAATTGGGTACAAAAGCTCGATTTGAGGATATCTACACATGCAGTGATCTTGCATACAAGCAACCCAGAAAGAGCATCAAAGGGAAGCGCCTTTCAAATATGACTGTGCCGGATCTTGAGAAACTTAACAGGCTTCTCCAAGTGGTCGGAACTGGGGGCATTGGTAAAAGTATGATGATGCGGGGATTTTTTCTGGAGCGATATAGGGCCTATAAAGAAAGCGGAATTCTTCCAGTTCTTATCCCCGCGAAAGACTATAAACGCACAATGGCATCTCTCCAGGATTTTATTCTTAGTTCTATGAAATGTTTTGCAAAGGAAATCAACGAAAAAATCCTTGTTTCCCTGTTTAACACAGGCAAAATAATCCTTTTCTTCGATGGGATAGACGAGATTCCCTATTCCTGCCTTGACGATTTTCAAGAGAAACTTGATGATTTCATCAAATTATACCCACGCATTACCATTGTTTGCTCTTCTCGAGACGTA